ACAGAAAAAGAAGAACATGGAAGAATATGGACTTGGATTCAATCCTGGTCAGAATGTTCCACCTGATGACCCAGGCGGTGAAGAAGGTGCAGGTGATGAATAATGGCAAAGAAATCATCTGCATACTGGCAGAAACGATTTTCAGCACTTGAAAATGCACAAAACCAGTATGGACAGAACACCTTCCATCAGATTGAACCTGCTTTTGATAAAGCAGAAAGACAGATTCAGGCACAGATTGAAGCCTGGTATGCAAGATATGCTTCCAACAATGGAATCACACTGGCAGAAGCAAGAAAACAGTTATCTGCTGCTGAACTGAAAGAATTGCAATGGGATGTCCAGGAATACATCAAGTATGGACAGGAAAATGCAATGAATCAGCAGTGGATGAAGGAACTTGAAAATGCATCAGCAAGATTCCACATCAGCAGACTGGAAGCCTTGAAACTTCGGACACAGCAATCATTGGAAGTTGCTTTTGGCAATGAACTTGATTCCCTGGATGGTATGGTCAAAAGACTTTATCAGTTAGGATATTATCACACATGTTTTGAAGTGCAGAAGGGTTTCAATATTGGTTGGGAAATCGGTCAGATTGATGAAAGGAAGCTGCAAAAGGTCATCAGCAAACCTTGGGCAGCAGATGGAAAGACCTTTTCAGACAGGGTGTGGCAATCAAAGACCACAATGGTCAATGAACTGCATCAGCAGATGACAAGGACAATCATTCAGGGGAAAGCACCTGATGAAGCAATCAAGTCCATGACCAAATATCTGCAAAACAAGACCAAGAATGCAAAATACAATGCAGGAAGACTTGTGATGACTGAACAGGCATTCATCAGTTCTGCTGCACAAAAGGATGCATTCAATGACCTGGATGTTGAAGAATTTGAAATTGTCGCAACACTGGACAGTCATACTTCTGATATATGCAGGGAAATGGATGGAAAGCACTTTCCTATGAAGGATTTTCAACCAGGTGTCACTGCACCACCTTTTCATGTATGGTGCAGGTCAACAACTGTTCCATACTTTGATGATGAATGGGGCAGAAGCGGTGAAAGGGCAGCAAGGGGTGAAGATGGTAAAACATATTATGTTCCTGCTGATATGACATATCCTGAATGGGAAAAGGCAATGGTTAATGGTCAGACAGATGATTTGAAACCTGCTGTTCCTGATGGTATAATTAAATCAAAGAAGGAAACAATTCAAACCCTTGATAAACTGAAACAGTCAGGAATTCCTGAATCTGAATATGATGAATATTTAGGAATTATAAACAATCATGAAAATCCTGACATCATAAAGTTGTATAAACATCATGCGGATGAAATAACAAAAGTTAAAAAGACAAACAGTGGTTCATATTCACCTGTTGATAAATCACTGGTGTTTGATTATCCAAAATATGATGACATGAACAAATATGGAACACTGGCACATGAATATGGTCATTTCTTTGATGCAGAAGTCAAATATGAAGGATTGCATTTCAATGAAATTCAAGCAGTTCAGAATGCAACTGGATTAAATGCAGCATTCAAAGAAGTTGCAAGTTCCAGTGATGAATTTCTTGCAGCAATCAGAAAAGACAAAGAACATATTAAAAGTATTTATACAACAGAAGCAAAAGCAGATTTAATTGCACATAATGCAAGTAGTGGTGTTCAAGATGCAATTGATGGTTTATTCCCAAAATCAAGAATCAGATGGGGGCATGGTGAACGATATTATAATCGTAAATATGCAGACATTGAATTCATGGATAAACTGTCATCAGTAACTTCAAGAAAAAAGAAATTGCAACAGGTTTATAAAGATTTAGGACTTGATGCAAGCAATCAAGCAAAAGTAAAAACAATTTGCAGACAATATGAAGCTGCATCAGAAGCATGGGCAAACATTATGAGTGCAGAAGTTTGTGGTGGTGAAGCATTGGAATATGTGAAAAAGTACCTTCCAAACAGTTATGCTGCAATGCTTGATATTTTGAAAGGGGTGAAGTAAATGAATGAACTTGACAAAGCACTGGAACTTTATGAACAGACATTTGATGATTCATTCCCTATGTTTTCTATGGTGACAAAACCACCTGATGAAGTGGTGGACATCATCAATAAATGTGTTTCTGCAAAGAAAGATGTTTATGACATGGGTTATTTATCTTTGAATGATGATACTATGTATTAGTATCTTGAAAAGCACCTGAAAGGGTGCTTTTTTAATGCGTTAAAATATCAGACCTATTGAAAAATTTATGAAGAAGAAAATGTGCAGAGGTGACACAGAAGTAACTTCCTTTCAATGGGTCTGATTTTTATTGACCTGGTGGAAGTCGAAAAAAGACACATTCAACAACAAATCTGATGCTGAAAGAACAGCGAAAACAAACTGAAAGGATGGTTTTGAACATGAAAAGAAAGTTTTTGGAAGACATGGGTTTAGAGAAGGAACAGGTTGACAAGATTCTTGATGAAAACAGTCAGGATATTGGAAAGGCAAAGGGTGATTCTGAAAAGATTCAGAAAGACCTGGATGCAGCAAATGCAGAAGTTGAATCCTTAAAGGCTCAGATTTCTGATAGAGATAAACAGCTTGAAACTTTGAAGAATTCCACAGGTGATGTTGAAGGAATGAAGCAGGAAATTGCAAAATTGCAGGCTGATAACAAGGCAAAGGATGATGCACATGCTGCTGAAATTAAGCAGCTTAAAATTGATGCTGCAATAGATTCTGCACTGACTGGTGCAAAGGCAAAGAATAACACTGCTGTCAAGGCACTTCTGAAAGACCTGGACAAGGCTGAACTTGCTGATGATGGCACAATCAAGGGTCTTGCAGAACAGATTGAAGCATTGCAGAAGTCTGATGCTTACTTATTCGACACCACAACCAAAAAGAAAACCCAGGTGAAGGGTGCAAAACCTGGTGAATCAGGAAATGATGATGGTGACCATGAGGTTGACACATCCAAAATGACCTATTCAGAACTTGCTGCTTATATGGCAGAACACCCTGATGCAGAAATTTAATCAATTTTAAGAAAGGAAAAGGTGAATTAAAATGGCAAAATTTGATTCCAAGAGTTTCAATCCACAGGCATTTGGAAAGTATGTGGATAGAATCCCAAATGTAACTAAAAACGAGCTTGCAAAGAGCGGTGCAGTCGGTACAAATCAGAATGCACATGATGCCCTTGCAAATCAGACTGGTTCTCTTTATGCAAGAGTTCCTTACTTTGGCAGAATTGATGGCTCTACCAGTCAGAACAATGATGGTGGAACTGATATTACAAGCACAAACACAACCACTTATGAGCAGGGTTTTGTTGTAGCAAGCAGAATGGATGGATGGACTGAAAAGTCTTTCAGCAAGAACATCACAGCAGGTGTTGACTTCATGGACAATGTTGCAGCACAGATTGCTGATTATAAGATGGATGTCAGACAGGCAATGCTGCTTGCAATCTTAAAGGGTGTATTCAGCATGTCCACAACTGGTTCAACTGTTGCTGCAAAGGCTGCAAAGGAATTCCTTGACAAGCATGTTTACAACATCACTGCAAATGCAGGTGATGATGCACTTGTTGGTGCTGCAACTCTTAACAAGGCAATTCAGAAGGCAGGCGGTGACAACAAGAACATTTTCAAACTTGTTATCATGCACAGTGAGGTTGCAACAAACCTTGAAAACATGAAGCTGTTAAAGTATATGACTTATACTGATGCAGATGGTATTGAAAGAGAACTTGCACTTGCAACCTGGAATGGCAGAACTGTCCTTGTTGATGACAACATGCCGACAGAAGATGTTGCAAAGGCAGGTGATGTGGAAGCATACACTGCTTACACAACTTATGTCCTTGGTGAAGGTGCAATCATCCTTGATGACATTGGTGATGCAGTTCCTTATGAAATGAGCCGTGACCCTAAGACAAATGGTGGTCAGGACACACTTTATGTGCGTGACAGATACATTTGTGGTGTTGATGGTATTTCCTTCGAGAAGCCTGCAACAATCACTGCATCTGCATCCAACACAGACCTTGAAACTGGTACAAACTGGAACATCATCAATGATGGCACAAAGGCAATTCCACACAAGGCAATTGCTATTGCAAAGATTGTTTCCAAGGGTTAATTGATGAAAGAAGGGTGATGATATGGCACTGACAGATGAAACAAAGCAGTCCATCATCACAGCATTGGACACTTCCAGTCTTGATGAATCCTTCATTGAAGCGGTTCTGAAAAGACTGGATTCCTTTGGTTATGAAATCAAGGAATCTGATGCCTGGATGATTGGTTTTGCAATGCAGAAGGTGGAAAACACCATTAAGAATGAGTGCAATATATCTGAAATCCCTGACGGACTTTTTCACACAGCGGTGGACATGTCTTGTGGTGAATTCCTGTTTGCTAAAAAGCAGACTGGACAGTTAGAAATTGGTGACCTTGATTTGACTGGTGCTATTTCAAGCATCAAAGAAGGTGACACCCAGGTGAACTTCAATGGTGATGAAAGTGATTCTGACAAGGTTGACATCTTGCTGAATTATCTTCTAAACAGTGGGAAGGGGGAATTGGTGTGTTATCGAAAAATCAGGTGGTAAAGGCAAGGAAAGCAATTGAATCCATGTATGATGGTACTTGCACAATTACTGAATATCAGGAATACACCAAGGAAAACAAATCCACAGGACATCATGAAGTGGTGGTTTTGGAAGGGCAACCTTGCAGGTTGTCTTTTTCCAGTTTCCCAAATACAAATCAGACAGACACTGCTGCACAATTGGTTCAGACAATCAAGATTTTCCTTGCACCTGAAATCAGGGTGCAGGCAGGTTCAAAGCTGACTGTCACACAGAATGGTGTGACAACTGAATACAAATCCAGTGGTGAACCTGCATTGTATCAGACACATCAGGAAATTATGCTTGAACTGTTTAAGGGGTGGGCATAAATGGCAAGAAGCGGAACATTCAACTTCCAGGACTTTGAAAAAATCAAGAACAACCTGGAAAAACTGAACCAGGAACAGGTGGACTTGTTCATTGATGCTTGTGCAAAAGAACTTGCAGCAAGACTTCTTGCAAAAGTCATCAAAAGGACACCTGTTGGTGATTATCCAAACAGTTCAGGGAAAAAAGGTGGCACACTTCGCAGGGGTTGGACTGGTGGAAAGAATTCAAGTGCTGTTGCTTATGCTGATTCATTGACCATTCACCATTTTGGTGATGCTTATGTGATTGAAATTATCAATCCAGTGGAATATGCATCTTATGTTGAATTTGGACATAGAACTGCAAACCACAAAGGATGGGTCAATGGTCGGTTTATGCTGACAATATCTGAACAGGAAATTCAACAGGCTGCACCTGCAATCATAGAAAAGAAGCTGATGAAGCAGATGGGGGAATTGTTCACATGATAAATAAAATTATTGATGGAATCAGCATTTCCCTGAATGCTGAATTCGGTGATGATTACAAGATTTATACAGAATCCATTGAACAAGGCTTGAAAGAGCCTTGTTTTTCTATTGTTTGTGTGAATCCAACAAATGAATTGTTCAGGGGCAAGAAATATTTCAGGAAGAATCTTTTCTGCATCCAGTATTTCCCTAAAGGGGAAGACAAGCGGTCAGAATGCATGGATGTCCTGGAAAGAATGTTTGATTGCTTGGAAGTCATCAAAGTTGGTGAAGACCTGCAAAGGGGAACATCAATGCATGGTGAAGTGGTTGACCAGGTTCTGAACTTCTTTGTCAACTATGACATGTTTGTCTATAAGGTTGAAAGCACTGATGCAATGGAAACCATGGATTTGACATCAAATGTGAAAGGGTGAAGACATGGCAAAAAGAAATGAAGCATCTGTTCTGAAATTCAGCAAGGAACAGATTGTTGCTTCCAAGAAATACAGTCCTTACAAGGACTTTTTCAATGGCAACTTGAAAACTGGTCAGATGTATTCAGAAGCTGAACTGAATGCACTGATTGCAAAGAATTTTAAGAAAGGAACAGGTGAATAAAAATGGCACTTGGTGGTGGTACTTTTTTAACACAGAACAAGGTTCTTCCTGGTGCATACATCAATTTCATTTCTGTTGCAACTGCATCCACTAACATGAGTGATAGAGGATATGCAGCAATGGGTCTTGAACTTGATTGGGGTCAGGAAGGAAAGATTTTTGAAGTCACAAATGGTGATTTTCAGAAGAACAGTATGAAGATTTTCGGTCATTCCTATGGTGATGACTGCATGAAGGGTCTTCGTGACCTGTTCAAGAATATTCAGACCTTATATGCATATCGTCTGAATGGCGGTGGCACAAAGGCAGCAAATACTTTTGCAACTGCACTTTATGGTGGAACAAGGGGAAATGACATCAAGATTGCTGTCCAGGCAAATGTTGATGACAACCAGTTATTTGATGTTCAGACATGGCTTGATGGTGTTCTGATGGACACACAGACAGTCAAGAAAGCATCTGAACTTGTTGCAAATGATTATGTCACATTCAAGACATCTGCTTCCCTTGCAGTAACAGCTGCAACAGCACTTGCAGGTGGTACAGATGGAACTGCAAACACAGCAGCACATCAGGCATTCCTGGACAAGGTTGAATCTTATCCTTCAATCAATGCAATTGGTTATGTTGGAACAGACACTGCAACAAAAGGACTTTATGCTGCATTTGCTAAAAGAATGCGTGATGAAGTTGGTGTCAAGTTCCAGGCGGTTGTGTATGGTCAGGCTGCTGATTATGAAGGTGTTATCAATGTCAAGAACAAGGTTCTTGATGATGGTGCAAATGAAGCATCCCTTGTTTATTGGGTGACTGGTGTTGCAGCAGGAACTGCTGTCAATGCATCTGCAACAAACAAGATTTATGATGGTGAATTTGACATCAATGTTGATTATACACAGTCACAGCTTGAAGTAGCAATCAAAGCAGGTGAATTCACACTTCATCAGGTTGGTTCTGATGTGCGTGTTCTTACTGACATCAATTCCCTTGTCACTACAACTGCAAACAAGGGTGATGTGTTCAAGGACAATCAGACAATCAGAGTTTGTGACCAAATTGCAACAGACATTGCAAATCTTTTTGTGACCAAATACCTTGGTGTTGTTCCAAATGATGCAAGCGGTAGAACTTCCCTTTGGGCAGATATTGTGAAGCATCATGAGAACATGCAGAGTATCAGAGCAATTGAGAACTTCACAGATGAAGATGTGACTGTTGACCAGGGTGAAACAAAGAAGTCTGTTGTGGTTACTGACAACATCACTGTTGTGAACACTATGGAAAAACTGTATATGACAGTTTATGTGGCATAAGGAAGGGGTGAATCAGAATGTCAAACATTACCATGAAAGCAAAGGATTCTTTATCTGCAAAGTTAGCTGAATGTTATGTGACAATCAGTGGCAGAAGATACAACTTCATGCAGGCAATCAATTTTGAAGCAAACTTTGAAAGAACCAAGACAGAAATCCCTATTCTTGGAAAGACTGGAATGGGTAACAAGTCAACTGGTTGGAAGGGAACTGGTTCTGCAACCTTCCATTACAACACCAGTATTTTCAGGGAAATGATGCAGAGATACAAAGACACAGGTGAAGATGTGTACTTTGAAATTCAGGTCACAAATGAAGACCCAACATCTGATGCAGGAAGACAGACAGTTGTCTTCATGGACTGCAACATTGATGGTGGTATTCTTGCCAAGTTTGATGCAGATGGTGAATATCTTGATGAAGATATGGATTTCACATTTGAGGACTTCAAGATGCCTGAAAAGTTCAACCTGCTTGCAGGAATGTAATTTCAAACAAAATCCAAGGGTGCAGTCAGAAAAATCTGACTGCATTTTTCTTGGTATCTAAAACAATATTGAAAGGATGGGTGAAAATACCATGTCAAATTTAAGTTTATTTTTAAAGAAAAACAAAAAGGTGAAGGAAAATGTGAAGTTTCCTGCAACAAAGTCACTTTGTGATGAAAAGGGAAATCCCCTTGAATGGGAAATCAAACCTTTAACAACCAGGGAATCTGATGACATCAGGGAAGCCTGCACCATTGAAATTCCTGTCAAGGGAAAGCCAAACATGTTCAGACAGAAGGTCAATTCTTCCAAGTTTGGTGCAAAGATGCTTGCATCTTCCATTGTATTTCCTGACCTTTACAATGCAGAACTTCAAGATTCTTATGGTGTTTCCACACCTGAAGACTTAGTTCGTGAAATGATTGATGACCCTGGTGAATATAACAAGTTCCTTGCTTATGTTCAGGAATTCAATGGTTTTGACAGTAACATGGAAGACAAGGTTGAAGAAGCAAAAAACTAATACTGGAAGGTGATGGTGATACAAATTATGCACACTATGCTTTGCAAAAATTGCACATTTTACCTTCCCAGTTTGTGGGTCTTGACCCATATGAAAAAGCATTTGTTATTGCTTCGATAGATTTAAGAATAGAAAACGAAAAGAAACAAGCAAAGGCAGCAAAGAAAAAAGCCAAATAATCAGGGAAAGGAGTGATTCAAAATGGCAAGTATTTCTGCATCAGTTGAACTTTATGACAGAATGTCTGCACCACTTATGTCCATCATGAATGCAATGAACATGACCATTTCTTCCATGCGTGACATGCAGTCAACAATGGGAACTGACATGGACACTTCTTCCCTGGATGCTGCCACACAAGCAGCAAATCAGGCACAGGCAGCAATGGAAGCCTTGAACCAGTCAATGCACACTGGTGGTCAGACACCAGGCACAGGCGGTTCAGAGCCTACACCAACACCTTCAACTGACCCTGTTCAAGTTCCTGTTGAATGGGTGACAAATGATTTGGATGTCTTTTCCAACAGTGGGATTGACAGATTTGAACAGGAAGTCACAGCAACAAATCAGATGCTGACAACACTTTCTGACAGACAGAATCAGATTGCACAGAATGCAGCAGGAACTGACATCTTTTCAGACAGTGCAATGCAGGACATCAATTCCATGGGTCAAAGAATCCAGGCGGTTCAGCAAAGGATTCAGCAGATTGAAAACAATCCAGTGAACCTTGGAACAGACACTGCAAATGCAGAACTGGAAGAATTAAGGTCACAGTTGAATCAGGCATTGCAGGCACAGGAAGCATTGAATCAGGCGGTTGACAATATGGATGTATCTGCTGCAAATGCTGCATATAACCAGTTGTCAAGCACAGTGGCAAGCACTGAAAGATATATCAGGGATAATGCAGATGCACAAGGAAATTTGAATCAGCAGATTCAGGCAGGTGTGAACACATCAAATGAATTGGTTGATACAGTCAAAAGACTGGCACTTGCATATTTGTCCATGCAAAGTGTTCAGAAGGTTCTTGATGTGTCTGATGAACTGGCAATGACCACAGCAAGATTGAACACCATGAATCAGGCATTCAATGAAATCAATGGAACTGCAACAGAAACAGACACCATTGTGAAACAGATTTATGCATCTGCACAGAATGCAAGGGGTTCTTTTGGTGACATGGCAGCAGTTGTTGCAAAGTTCGGAAACAATGCAAGGGATGCTTTTGCAAGTCAGGATGAAGTTATTGCATTTGCAAACCTGATTCAGAAACAGATGACCATTGCAGGTGCATCCACACAGGAAGCATCAAATGCAATGTTGCAGTTGTCACAGGCTTTGGGTTCAGGTGTGTTGCGTGGTGATGAATTGAATTCTATCTTTGAGCAAGCACCAAACCTGATTCAGTCTATTGCTGATTATCTTGATGTTCCTATTGGAAAAATCAGGGAAATGGCACAGGACGGACAGTTGACAGCGGACACTGTAAAGGCTGCAATCTTTTCCAGTGCAGAAGACATCAATGCAAAATTTGAAGCAATGCCTATGACTTGGGGTCAAGTATGGACTTCATTTCAGAACAGTGCATTGATGGCATTTCAACCAGTCTTGGATAAAGTGAACGAACTTGCAAACAATGACCAGTTCCAGGGATTTGTGGAAAATGCAATTGGACTGTTGGCACAGCTTGCGGTTTATGTATTGGATTTCTTCAATACACTTGCAAGCATTGGTGCATTCATCAGTGACAATTGGTCAATCATTGCACCTATTGTCTATGGTGTAATTGCAGCACTGATTGCTTATGCAGCAATTTCAGGAATCGTTGCAGCGGTCAATGGTGTCATGGCACTTTCAGCAAGTGTTCATGCAGCAGCGGAAGCAATGCAGGCAGGGGCAACCTTTACTGCAACAGCTGCACAGTATGGTCTGAATGCTGCTTTGATGGCATGTCCTTTGACCTGGATAATTCTTCTTATTATTGCAGTTATTGCTGCTATTTTTGCGGTATGTAATGCAATCGCAAAGATGACAGGTGTTGCAAACAGCGGTTTTGGTGTCATTACTGGTGGAATCAATGTTGTGATTCAGTTCTTCAAGAACTTGGGTCTTTCTGTTGCAAACATTGCCCTTGGAATTGGAAATGCAATTGCAGCACTGGCATCCAACATGATGACAGCATTCCACAATGCAATCTGCAATGTGCAGTCCTGGTTCTATAACCTGTTATCAACTGCATTGACAGTCATTGAAGGTATTTGTGCAGCACTGAACAAACTTCCTTTTGTGGAATTTGATTATTCAGGAATCAGCAGTGCAGCAGATGACTATGCATCAAAGGCAGCAGAAGCAGCAGGAAACAAAGAAGATTATAAATCCATTGGTGATGCATTCAATGAAGGAATGTCCACCTTTGACACATTCCAGGATGGATGGGCAGCGGATGCATTCAATGCAGGTGCATCTTGGGGTGATGGTGTTGCTGACAAGGTTTCAGGAATGTTCAGCATGGACAACATTGACCTGACAGGCGGTGTTGATACATCCATGTTGTCAAATGACTTTGCAAATAATGCAGCACAAACAGCAGCAAACACTGCTGACACAGCAGACAGTGCAGGAAGGATTGCAGACAGTGTGGATATTTCCAAAGAAAATCTGAAATATCTTCGTGATATTGCAGAAACAGAAGCAATCAACAGATTCACAACTGCTGAAATTGAAGTAACTATGAACAACAACAATACTGTTTCAAGTGACATGGACATTGATGGAATGGTTGACCATTTATCAGCAGGTGTTCTTGAAGCTATGGAACAGGCAGCGGAAGGGGTGCATTAAACTATGGCATATTATTTCTATCTTGGAAAAACATTGCTTCCAGTTGCACCACAGAAGCTGCAACTGAAAATCAAGGGTGCAAATAAAACTTACACCCTTATCAATGATGGTGAAATCAATGTCCTGAAAACACCTGGTTTGACGGACATTGAATTTGATGCTTTGCTTCCAAATGTGAAATATCCTTTTGCAGTCTACAAAAACGGATTCACAAGGGCAAAATCATTTTTGGAAGTATTGAAAAATTACAAGCAGGACAAGGAAACCTTTCAGTTCATTGTCACAAGAACACTTCCAAATGGAAAGATGCTTTTTGATACAAATATGAAGATTTCCTTGGAATCTTACACCATCAAAGAAGATGCAAAGAACTATGGAATGGATGTCATGGTCACAATCAAGTTGAAACAATACAGAGATTATGCAACCAAGACATGCAACATCAAGTTTGCATCTTCCAAACCAAAGATTGTTCCACAGCCTGTCAGGGCAGCAGAAAACCCACCAAAGCCTGCAAATCAGACTTACACAGTTGTCAGGGGTGACTGCTTATGGAACATTGCAAAAAAGTATTATGGGAATGGTTCAAAATATACTGTTATTTACAATGCAAACAGGGATAAAATCAAGAATCCAAATCTGATATATCCTGGACAGGTTTTGACCATTCCTGCTGCATAAGGGGGTGAACACATGGCTGCTGAACTGTTGATTCAGAATGGCAACAAGGTGTTCATCCCTGTTGTGCAAGAAGATATTCAGTGGACAACTGAAAGAAAAGGCAATCCAGGGAAACTGACATTCAAGGTTCACCTGGATGATGTCCTTGATATTACAGAAGGAAATGCAGTCAGACTGAAATGGAATGATGCAAACATCTTTTATGGTTTCATCTTTTCAAAGAAGATGGACAAAGAAAGAATTATCACAGTCACTGCATATGACCAGTTACGATATTTGAAAAACAAAGACACCTATGTTTATAAAAACAAAACAGCAGGTGAAGTCATTCAGATGATTTGTGCAGACTTTCAAATGCAGACAGGAAGCATTGAAGACACAGGATTCAAGATTGCATCTATGGTGGAAGACAATCAGACATTGTTTGACATCATTCAGAATGCCTTGGATGCCACAATGAAAAATCAGAAATACATGTATGTTATGTATGACGATTTTGGAAAAGTCACCTTGAAAGGTTTGGACAACATGCGTTTGAATCTTCTGATTGATGAAGAAACTGGACAGAATTTTGATTATACATCCAGTATTGATGAAAACACCTATAACAGAATTAAGTTGGTATATGACAATGAAGACAGCGGTCAAAGGGATGTGTATATATCCCAGGATTCAAACAATATCAACAATTGGGGTGTTTTACAGTATTATGACACATTGCAGAAAGGGGAAAATGGTCAAGCAAAGGTTGATGCATTGTTATCCCTTTACAACAAGAAAACAAGGAAACTGACCATCAAAAATGCCCTTGGTGATACAAGGGTCAGGGCAGGTTCAATGGTGGTGGTCATCATGGATTTGGGTGATGTGAAGTTGAAAAACCTGATGCTTGTTGAAAAATGTGTCCATACTTTCAAACTGGATGAACACACAATGGAATTGAAATTGAGAGGTGGTGAATTCGTTGCCTGATTATGCAGAATTATTGAATACTATCAAACAAGCTGCAACAGAAGCGGTTGATGCAGGAAAACCTGTTCAGGTGTGCTTTGGAAAGGTGACAAGTTCTTCGCCACTTCAAATCTTGGTTGACCAAAAGATGACCCTTGATTCTTCATTCCTGGTTCTGACAAGGAATGTGACGGACTTCACCACAATGGTGACAGTACAATGGGAATCAGAAGCATCTTTGACCACTCACACCCACACTGTCAAAGGCAAGGACAGCAACAGTGATGACATTGATTTGAAATCAGGTGCAACAAAGCTGACCCATACACATGACATTGAAGGAACAAAGCAGATGACCATTCACAATCACTTGGAAAAGGGTGAAGAAGTCATTCTGTTAAGAATGCAAGG